TAGATTTTTTTTTTTTGAGAAAATTTTTCAACACAAAAAATTCAACCATAGGTTGTCAAAGTAATGAGCTTTAATTTTTTTTTTAACTCGCAAAAAACTTATTAGACCCCGCCGAACCCCCCAAGAAAATCTTTTGTAGCCGTTGGGTTCCTTCCCCTCTCCCCGAATTTCCCCCTTAGCCAAAAAATCAAAAAAAAGTTTTACTCAACATCAAAAACCCTCGAAAAAAAGTCCGATATCTCAAAAAAATAAAGTTTTTTGTATATACATTGACCACCCTAATTTCGTAAGTAATTGATATTACGTAACATTTATAAAAAAATCAAGTAAAATCAATACCACCCTTAAAAAAAATTGTCCGGAAAGTATGCAAAAAGCTTATTTTAAGCTTTTTTTTGAAAGCCATAAACTTTATTTTTTCTGGCAATGTGTACCCGTATTTGTCAACTTTTAGCATTTTTGTTTTTGTGCTTGACACCCGCCCCATTTTCCCCTACAATTCCAATTATGAAGTATGTGCCTCGCTCCGTTTTCTTGGATTTTCACCAAATACCTTGGCATAGAGCCGTCATGGTCTGCCATAGACGCTGCGGTAAATCCTACGCCTCCGCCGCCGAAACCCTGAAACGCTCGTATAACGGACCTCACGACGGACAATACCTTTGGTGCTCACCGCTTGCTGAACAATCTGTCGCTAACGTCTTAGGTATATTCCAAACCCTCGATAATGGCGAAGGCTATATCCGAAATTATTCCAAAACCGAAGGGGTCATCACCCTCGCCAACCACGCCACAATTACACTAGGCGGTGCACGTACCGCTGAAAAATTCCGTGGACGCTACCTTGATGGACTCGTCGTCGATGAGCTCTCATCAGTCCCACCTGAAGTGTATTCCGATGTCCTCCAATACTGCCTTGCTGACCGAAATGGTTGGGCTGCCTTCTTAGGTACCGCACGTGTCGACGATGGCTACCGCCTGTACCGGATGTACCAAGCGTACCAAGATGACCCGAACTGGTTCTCTAAAATGGTCGGGGTGCAAGACAACCCAGAAGCCTTCCCGCCAGAACGCGTCAAAGAAATATTCGATGAACATATTAAATATTGCTTGACCAACGGTATGACCATGGAACAAGCCCTCCAATCATATAATGTCGAGTTCCTGTGCGACTTCGACTTCATTGACCAAGGAAAACCAAATATGACAGCACTATTCTACCCAGAACTACAAGCATTGTTTGATTCCAATCCACCACGGATACTAGCACCACAAGATTTACCAGCAACTTCCCAGTCTTCCCACATCGCTACATTTGATATTGGACATTCCGCAGGACGTGATTATACCGTGTGCACTATCACGGCAGAAACACCAGAGGCTCCAATCGTATTATATATAGAGTGGGAAAACAACAAACCATGGGAATACTGGTACCAACGTCTGCGCACCTTGGGCATACGCACCGTCGCACTTCCATTTGATGCTAACACCACATCTAAAGAAACAATGTTGACACTGGTCCAGACGTTTAAGCGTCAAGGGTTTAATGTTATTAGAATTAAGAGACTGCTCCGCCCCGAACAAATCGAGAACGGGCGCTGGCTCATCAACAACGCAATATTTTCACGTGATTGTATACCGGCATTGTCCGAACTTGGTAAGTTCCAAGACTTCACAAACAAACACGGGCTGTCGCAAGACGTGGTGGCGAGCTTCTTATATGCCGCCCAAGTGATGAGAAAGAAGCACATTAAATTAGATATTGCAAATTCTATTCAAAAGAATTATAATGACCATAAAGATGTATACAATACTGGAGTGTCGTTATACGGCACAAGCATTATAGGAGAGTAAGATGTCGGCACACACGCCATCCGTTAAACAAGTTGTTCAAGAAACACCAGACCCGGTTATTAATATGGCCGATGTTGGTTCTATAAACCAAAACGAAAAACGTAAACAAGGTTTGCTGTCCACGTTTCTGCAACCACGTAATCGTTCAGCAGGTATGTTGGCAAATATTATGAGGCAGCACGAACTTGGTTCGTCTAACGTATAATAAGGAGAGGTTTGATGAGTCAAGACATTACATATTATATGTCCAGATTAGACACGCTTGAAATGAAGCGTCAAAATTATGACCCAAAGTGGGACGAAATTGCAGTGTTTGCCGACCCGAAAAACGCATACTTCCGTGTGAAGCGTACCAACGGCGATTTATCGCAATTAATTCCGAAAATGGATGATACGGCTCAGACAAATTTGCCTATTTACGCAGCAGTTTTAAACTCAATGTTAACGCCGCAAGCATATATTTGGCACAAGTTACAGTTCTTTGACCCAGAGATGCAAAAAAATTTTGGTCCAGCGCTTGACATTGAAAATAATTTCTTATACAATAGACGTTACTCAGCGTATTCGAACTTCACTTCGGCTATGAATGAGTGCTACATGTCGGCGGGAGCGTTTGGTCATGCGATTATGCAAATTGAACCAGACTTAAAGCATAAGTGTATTGGCTATCACGCTCTGCCGGTCAAAGAATTTTACATTGATAAAGACGCATATGGTTTCGTGAACATATTCTATCGTAAAGTTATGTACACGATGCGCAATTTGCTGACGATATTCCCAGATTATTTACCAGAAAAATATAAAGACCGTAAAGACCTCAAGTGGTTAGACGATAAAATTGAATTGATACACGCAGTTGAACCATCAATGACCACATCTGGAAAATATCATTCGGCATATATTGATAAAACTAATATGCAAATCATTGAAGAAACAGAAATGAACTATTGTCCATATTTATGTTTCCGTTCTTCAGTGTTTCCATCCAGCGACGACCCATATGGTTTCTCTCCGATTATGTCTGTGATGCCGTCGGTGAAAGCATTGAACAGTTTACAGTTCAACTTTATGAAACAAACAGATTTGGTTGGTCAACCAACATTGTTAACCAACAGCGACATCATTGATGCACGTAAGGTTGCTGCGTCTGGAACAGTTATTGAAGGTGGTGTCGACGACGAAGGTCGCCCGATGGTCGTTCCATTAAAAGCGTACGGCGAACTTCCACCGATGGATTACATCATCCAGAAATACCAAGACACAATTGAAACGGCTTTACTTACAAAGTACATGGCATTGATGAGCGATACGCAGTCTCGTTCGGCAACCGACGCTATGATTAAAGCGAACGAACGTGCAAACTTGGTTGCTCCATCAGGTGACCGTATCAGTCGTGAATTCTTGTTGCCAATGATTGAAGCTGAACTTATTATATATGGTGATATGAATATATTGCCACAGATGCCTGTAGAATTGGATGGTGTGCAGTTTGACATTGTGTTAGACAACCCATTGTTAAAAGGTCAGCGCATGGATTCTGTAAATTCGGCGGTATCGTTGATGCAATACATTGCACAGTTTGCGCAGGTCGATGGTAACGTTGCAAATTCAATCAACGTAGAACAGTTGGTGCGGTACCTGCAGGAAACGATGAATGTTCCAGCGCAAGTTATGAACACACCAGAACAAGTTGCTGCGATTGCAGACCAGAAAGCACAAGCTGCACAGGTGCAACAAATGTTAGATGCAGCACCGGGTGTTGGTAGTGCGATTAAAGATATTGCTGATGCAAAAGCGACAGGACAGATGTGATGAACGAAACAGTTAAGGCAGCCCTTGCAGGATTGCCAAAAGATTTTATAATATGGTTAGAGTCGTTGCGGCATAAGAACCCGTTGATAGGTTCTAATGCTGGGGCGAACGCAAACAGTGTGTTTGTCGAGGTTGGCAAGAACATTATTGTTGATGCGATACTTGACGCACGTGAAGAAGCTTTATACCCGAAACCAAAGAAGGCACATATGCCTGACGGTTCGGAATTAACCACGCAACAGATAGTTGCAAACTAAAGGACGATAGAATGGCAGATGAAAACATTCAGAATACAGTGTCATCTAATGATGGCGAAAACAAACCATATTATGCAGATTGGGGGCTTTCAGACGAGAACATTGGCTGGTTGCAGAACTCTGGTTATAAAGACCCCGCTTCGTTAATAGACGGCTTTCGGTCTACTAAATCATACGTTGGCATGGATAAGAACGATTTGGTTCGCATACCGAAAGCTGATAAAGATGGGAACAGAGACCTTAGCGAAGTTTATAAGCAGCTTGGTCGACCAGAAAAAGCAGAAGACTATGGTCTTGGTGATACTGATTTTGCAAAAGCTGCGGCAGATAAATTATTTGAATTGGGTCTGAGTTCTAAGCAGGCAAAAGCATTGTCTGATTTTATGGTTGAACAAGACAAAACTATTCAAGCAAATGCTGACGAAGACTGGAACAAGAAAGTCAATGAAGGTATTGAAGCTTTGAAAAAAGAATGGGGAGCTGAATACGAAGTTAAAAAAGAATTGGCGCAGAAAGCAGTTCGGGACATTGTGTCAGCAACCGGTTTGACCGAAGACGAATTGAACAAAATTGAATCAGCATTAGGAACCGACAAAGCAACAAAATTATTTTATAGTATTGGTGCTAAAGATGGTGGCGTAAAGAATTTACAAAACTATAATGCCGGTGAAGAAACTCCAGAGATTGCGAAGTTTAAGATTGCAGAACTTAAGAAAGACAAAGAGTTCGTTGCAAAACTTGCAGTGGCAGATAGAGAAGCCGTTAAGGAAATGAATCGTTTGACGGCGTTGGCGATGAAAGTACAGGAGTAATAAATGAAAACTATTGAAACATATCCGATTGGGTCTGAAGTGTATTACTTCAACCCAACAATTCATGGTGATTTGGAAATTAAAAAATCGATTGTGATTGGTTGCTTTTTGCACAAATCAAAGGGCGAATTGTATTACACGTTGTTGAATGAAGCTGTTGAAGCGTATGCAGTACGCCTAACAGAAAAAGGCGCAGAAGAACAACGCGATAGATTTGAAGCGGTTCGCAAAGAATTATTAGCACAAGAAGAAATACACCAAGAAAGAATGACGGAACTATGGGGAGAAGACCGTCACGAAGAATTTGGAATAGATAATTTACCAACCGAAGGAGCGTTAAATGGTAGCGACAGCGAAATCCCAAGTCTTGAACAAGTTCATGAATAGAGACAGACACATCCGTCATGGAAAAGTTGCGTTGAATTTGTTACGTTACGACGTAGAATGGGTTGTAAGACGCTGGGGATATTTTGATAAACATTCTACTTGCAAATTTTTTCAATATGTGGTAGATTTATTTAAAGAAGATTTAGGAGAGGACGCCAAAAAAACAAAGACGACCAAACCTAAAAAGACCGACACCCTTCCTGTGGAAGAAACAGAGACGACTGCAAACGTCACTGAACCTGAAGCAGCGGGAGTTAAAGAAGAGGAATCATTGTAGGCGGTTTATTGCAGAACCATCCCGTACAATAGTTGACTCACAAGAACCGAGGGAAACCTCAAGTGTAAAACTATTAATAAAGGAATAAAACTATGGCAGGAAGCTTTAATGGGTTTTCAACCGAGTTGATTGCACAGCAATATACCAACTTGATGGAACCAGTTATTCAGCAAGGCGAAACTCGTACCGCTGAATCATCGTTGTTAAAAACAGGTTTGACTGTTCGTGACGTTCAAGTCATCGATTGGTTGGGCAAATTAACAGTTCGTACTGTTACCGACTTGTCGTCTGTTCGTACGACAGTTGTTGACTCCGCAACAGCGCAGTCACGTTGGTTGCCAGCACCACACTTAGTGGAACACTGCATCCGCAAATCTGCAACATTCGATTTGTTGACCTTGGTCGACCAAGACTCTGCAGTTCGTGCAGCACAAATCAAAGCATTCAAAACACACATGGATAAAGAATTCTATGATGCGGCTTTGGGTTTTGCTATCACAAACATCAGCTTGGTTGCTGAAGTAACAACACCGGGTAGCGAAGCGCCAGCTGGTATCACATCTCCATACGAATATGTCGCATTGCCAGCGGGTAACACAATTACTCCATTGGCGGGCACAACCATTACGGAAGCTTTGGATTCTGTTTTGGAAGCGATTGACGCTAAAGACGTTGATACGGTAGCGAATCCAGTTATATGTTATATCACTTCTGCGGCAAAACGTTTGCTGTTCGAAGACCCACGTTATGACAACTGGAACAACATGGGCACTCAAGTGTTGGGCGATGGCGAAATGGCACCATATCGTGGCGTTAAGTTCGTTCGTCTGTCGGATGCTGATGTGTTCAACAACGGCACAAAGTGCTTGGTTGTAGCTGGTAAACCAATCTGCGTTGGTATCTGGAGTGACTTGTCGACAAAAATCGACATATTGCCAGAAAATTCATACGCTCGTCAAATCTACACCTCCATGTCTATGGCGGCTGCTCGTTTGGACGAAGACCGTGTGTTCGCACTGGATATCCAGAACATCGACTAATATAGAGGCGAAGTAATGACTAACACACTGACCGCAACTGATATCGCAAACAATGCATTGGACCATGTTGGTGGACTCAATATTCAAAGTATTGACGACAACACAAATCCAAATGCACAATTGTGTAATCGGCATTACGCTCAGTGTGTTAGAGCCGAATTAGATAAGTTTGAATGGTTTTTTGCATATAAAGTTCAGAAGGCGTTGCCAGTAGATATCGAAGCGCATCCTGAAGTTGAAATTAAAGGGTACATAGCATATCATTTGCCGGCGGACTTTAGTAGATTATCACAATTTTTCTTTAGTGCATATTATCCGTATAGAAAGAATCAGTATGAATTAGGTCACAGTTATTTTCTGACGTCTGATTATTTGTATACGAGATTTCCAATTGACGAAATACCATATACGAGCAACCACGTTGAAATTTCCAAATGGCCTCAGCTGTTTTGTGATGTAGTGGCAGCGGCGTTAGCGGTTCGTATCGCACGCAAGGTTATGGGAACGGATGCAGACATTGCGTTTTTAAATCAAATATATAATAAGGAAGTATCTGCGGCTCGGAGACAGCAATTATTGCAGATGGAACCGAGTGCTACAGGGACATCTGAAACACAAGATTCGAGGTTAAGATACTATGGCGGCTTCTGATAAAAAGGTTCACCAATATACAAGTTTTAATGCGGGCGAATATTCGCCCGAACTTGCAGGTCGTGTAGACCTCGAGTCATTTAACTCGTCAACACGGCAGATGACGAATATGTTGTCACAGATATCTGGTGGCGTTAAGAAATTTTATGGTACTACACATGTTGCAGAAGTAACGCCTGACGCTGGAAAGACTAACGTAAAATTTATTCCGTTTATAAATAGTTATGAGCCGATAGTTCTTGTCGTTTGGGGTAGAGACGAAGCGACAGAAGCAGCAGATGAGTTAAAAGTCGGATTAATATATGGTGATAATTATAAACCGTTAACCGACGTGGCGTTTCCGTCGTCTGTTGAAGTTGAAAAACTTAGATGGAAACAAATTAACGATGTTATTATTTTTGCACATGAAAGTACGCAGCCGTTTTCTGTAAAGTTTTACGGTCAAGACAAAGTTAATGGCGGTTATATATTTCAAGCGGAAAATATCAAATTTAAAGAAATACCATATTTTCCTATAGACACGACGGAAGACTATGTTGGAACACTTGAGTCTACTGGGGTTAGCGGAACCGTCACGATGTCGATTCCAAATTTGGCAATGAGTGTTAGAACAAATTTTCCGGCAATATTGACAGACCAATCTGTTTATGTTAGAACCGGCAGACCCGGTCATACAACATGGACACCAACCGGTTATCCTACAAATGAAAAAGGGCACACGGTAGATAATTCCGTTGTTAAATTATATCGTCGCAGAAACGGTGTTGATACAGAATTGTGTTCTGGTGTCTGTAATCAGGTTACACAAAATGATGAACATACAGATAGTAACGGGCATCACTATCGTGTTACAGACCAAATATCACGTGAGCGTATTTGTCAGGTTATAGAAGCCACATATCCGGGTTCATATTTACATGCAGACCAAATAATATTAAACAATGTTGGGGGACACCAAAATGGTGATGAATATTATTTGAAGCTTGAAGTTGGTAAAATTGTTTATTTAAGATATAATAGCACAACATTTCCCGCTGTAACCTATACATCCGTTCCGTACGAACCAGCATATGTTAGAATTGAAAATTACAAACCAGAAGAATGGATTGGTCGTAAGATAAAATTTTATTTCAATGACAAGACAGAAGTCCTTCCTTGGTGGCAAGGCCGTTCGGTTTCACAAGGGGATTATGCGTATTCAAACGGACATTGGTATAAAGCAGAAACCGCTGGTACTTGTGGCAACATACAACCCTCACACACTTTTGGTATAAGATATGATGGAGACCCTGGTGCTAATCCTCCCGGCGTTGCGTGGTTATATGTACACAGTGGAAGCAATACGGCGACCGTCGTTAATGTTGACACGTTAACAAATTCGTTTACAGCATTAGTTGAAAGTGGAGAGTTGCCAAATAACACAAACAATGGTGTTAATACATATGAAAACTATGCATGGTCTATTTGGGGTAAAGACGGCGTGCATCCGTCAGATGTGTATATGGTAGGAAACAGGCTTGGTTTTGTCTGTAACACGGCAGGCTATGGTGCGTGGAACGCATTATCTGTAACCGATGATTATTATAATTTTTCAACTGAAGAATACGGCGAGCAACTTGATACATCAGCAATTGTTCATTTGATTGGTAACAACGAATCTGGCGCTATCAATTGGGTGTTATCACGCAAAAATGTTTATATGGGTTCGTATTCTGGTGAATACAACATTAAGGGCGGAACAAATAATGTATTAACACCAACACAAACTGTTGTCGAAAACATATCTAATATGGGTGGCAAATCTGTTGTGCCATTGAAGTACAAAGAACTCAATATGTTTGTCGGTGCGACCGGTAAAGAATTGTATACAATCAGTTATGATTATACAATAGAAGATTATACACCACATTCACTTGGGTATTTAACGCAACATATTATGGAAAAGGGTGTGCGTCGTATTGAGGCGTTAAACAACATGGACCGTAATATTTATTTGTTGCACGACACAAACGAAATGTCGTTGTTTAATTTTGCTCGTGAACAAAAGGTTATGGGCTTTTCTGAGTTGTCCTTTGGTTCGCCGGTATTAGATTTTGTTACAACATATTCAAACGATGTAGTAGCTGGATATGTAGCTGTTGTTCGTAACAATGGAAAGATAACATTCGAACGTTTGGCTATAGCAAATCCGACGTATATGTTTGATGTTATAACAACAGGGAATGGCACTCTTGCGGATTTTACGGCAATACCGCATTTGGCAAACAAAGACGTATGGATTCGTTATGGTGAAGACATGTCGCAGTTTGCTCGTGATACATTAGATGCAAATGGCGAACCAACGATTATATTACCACAATCAAAATACTTTAAGGTTGGCATTCCGATGATATCGGAGATTCGTACACAACCTGCGTTCGGTCAAAAGGTTGAAGGGCACCAGCAGCAAAGCATATATATTAGTATACGGTTGAATAAGTCAGGTGCATTTGACTATGGAAGCAGTGTTGACTTCACAAAGTATTTTCATTACGATTATTGGAACGACGGACAAGAATGGGGTGCACAGCATAGATTGTTTACCGGGGACGCAACATTAAACATTCCTCTTGGATATGCTGAGAACACAAATCAAGGTGAAGGTCCGTATCCAAACACAACGGGCACCGGCGTAAACATTCGCAGTGATACGCCAGAACCATTGAACATATTATCAATACAGGAGATATATCGATGAAGTATGTTTTCCGAAACGCACGACCAGAAGATTTTGAAAAGCTGTTGGCGGCGTCAACGGAGAACGGGAAAGTCGACGAAGAAGTAATACGCACGAGCGTTGAAACAAAAGTAATGGAATGTGATGGCGAACCGATAATGATGATTGGTCGTATAGAATATCCGACTGGTGATTTAATAATGACGACAGGTGTATGGGCGATAGTAAGTAAAGACATAGGGAGACACACAAGAAAGGCGGTACAATTTTGTAAAGACTTAATCTTCGACAGGATAGGGTTTAAGTTTTTAGTATTGATTGATGAAACGAATCCGAAGTTTGCAAGATTTGCAGAATTTTTTGGGTTTCAGAGAACAAATTTTGTTGAAGAAAAACTAGGAACGGTGTATCATTTATATATAAAGGAAACGTGAAATGGCGGCGACAACGATGACTATTGCAGCGATTACAGCAGTAGCGGCTACTGCAGCCGGCGCTGTTGTTGAAGGCATTCAGGTTAATCAGCAGGGTAAGTTTGCTGAAGCTGAAGCTAAAATAAATCGTGCACAAGCTTTACAGTCACAAAAACAAGCGTATCAAGAAGAGTCTTTGAATGTAACGCAACGGTATCGTGCAGGCCGTCATGATTTAGCAACGGGCGCCAACATGATGTCTGCGTCTGGGAACATTGGCACTTCGGCACAATCAGCATTATATGAAGGCGCATTTAATTTATCAGAAGATTTGTCTGCATTAAAGTATAAGTATGATGCAGAAGCTGCTAAGTATGGCACACAAGCAAATATGTATAAACAGCACGCTAAGATGGCAGATTATAATCGCAGAATGGGTATATTAGCATCGTCGATTAAAGGTGTAGGGAATACATCAATGGCAGTACTAGCAGCCGGCAAAACTATGGGTTGGGGTGCTGGCGCTGGTGGAGCATCTACACCTCGTACGACATATACAGGTGCGGTTGATAATAGTGGTATGTATGGTGCTTGGGGCGGTTAAAGGAGAAAGTTATGCCAGAGTTTCATAAGAATCAAGTTTCGTGGAGTGCGCCAGAAGCACAAAAAGTTTCATTAGCCAAGCCGGACATAACACCATTGGCAGATGCCTTTAATACACTTGGTCGTGCGTCACAAGAGGTCGCAGAATATTCTCAAAGCATATTAGACACAAACGCACGTGCAACAATGTCGCATTCTGTTGATGATTTTATGAATGAATTGGACAAAGAAAATCCGTCTGACAATAATTATGATGATGCGTTAAAACGTTTCAACGATGGGTTGCAGTATAAGCTTGGTGAATATGATGTTGCAACAAGAAAACGTTTTATGCGTGACAATCCGGAATTTTTTGCTGCTGCAGATTTGCGTGCTAAAGAACTTGTGTTTAAAAAACAGCAAACTTTTGCAATCCAAAAAGCAAAAGATACAGTTCCGATGCTTGCGTCTGAAGTTACAGAAGGGAAAAAACCATATGAACAAGCACGTCAAGAACTTGATAACATGGTTGCTAATATGGACCGTGCAACTCAAGAACAAATGATATTTTCTTTTGACAGGGATGTTCAAACAACCAACATAAAGAATTTGGTTTATGCGGGACGTTATAGTGATGCTATAAAGTTATTAGAAAACCCGAAGGAATCAGATACGTTTTCTGCAGAAGAAAGAACCGAGTTAAAAGCGTCTATACAAAAAACAATCGAACAAGAAGCTAAGGAACGTGAGGCTCTTAAAAAACAAGCAACAAAAGATATAGACGACCAACTTGAATTAGCGTTGGTTGATACATTATTATACAAGATGGACAACGAAGACACCGGTTATTTCAAAATGCAAATGTTATTGGATAACCCAAACGCCAAAATAGAACTGCTTGACAACAAAGGAAACGTTGTAGGTTCTATAACAACGAAAGATATCAACCCAGACGTGCGTCGTGAAGCCTTAAAGAAAGCAAGAACATACGAAGAAGACTGCATGAATATTCGTAAGGTGTCGCTTAGGGCAAATGAATTAGCAAACAATCTTATCAACCAATATTTGGTTGGACAGGGCGAACGTTTAACTGGCGAGAAATTCAATCAAATGTACGAATTTGTAAACAGTGAATTGTTCTATGCGATTGATAAAGACACACAAAAGAAAATAACAAGCATTGTCGATAAAGCGGTTTATGCAGCGAACGAACAGGTTATTCCGTATGAAACTTTTAGGGACGAGAAGTTGTTGTATGGAGTTGGTAAGAAGTGGGAAGGACCATCGCCTGCAAAAATGGTTCGTGATATTACGTTTGGTCGTCTTGAAAAGGCGCCAAATGAATATACTACAATGGCACGTTCTAGTTGGAGTGATGTAGCGCAGAATTTTGGTGCTGGTATAGACCCATTACAAGTCGGAACAACACAATCCGTTGTTGGAGCTGTGCTTGATAGACGCGGGAACGACCAAGAAACCCGCTGGCAACGGCAATTAACATCTGTTTTACGTGACAATTATAAAAAAGAAACAGGCAAAGACGTCGTTTATGGCTCTGAGTTGGAATATTTGATGAACGTTTATGCAGATGCATTGGCTATGAATGGTGCAGAGCGAGAAATGGTTGGTCTTGCTGGTATCAACGATTATCAGATTGGTTTGACATACAAAAGAATGCTTGGTGTATTAGAAGCACAAGGACAAACAGATATTATTATAGGTCAAGGCATGTCTGGTGAAGACGCTACTAAAATTAGAGATGGAATATTTAATGACTTTTTAAATTTGTCAAACAACATGCACGAACCAGCGTTAAAACAAGAACAAAAAGACGCAAAACAAAGATGGTATGACAATCTTGCCACTGTGACATATGGTAAAGGCGGTGCTGCGTTTAATTATACGCCGACAGAATTTACAACACATCAAGAAAGCAAAGTTTATTCTACACCATTAACAAAAATGATTCAACAGCAATCAAAAAAAGCAAAACAGGGTGAACAATAATGCAGACAAACAAAGAAATAGCTGAACAAATCGCATCTGCAATCAAAAAGACAACAGATGCTTCGCCTGTACAACAGAACAAAGAATCTGCAGAAAAGATAGTAGCGGCTTTAAATGAATCTAAAGCGCAAGCAGAACAACCGCAGATTAATTTGGGCTTGGGTTCTATGATTGCTGCAGGTGGTGGCGTGTCGCCATATAAAATGGCTAAGTTGGCAGAGGCGTCAGAGCCAATAGACAAGAGTATTGGGGTTAATATACCAGAAGAAGGCACTGCAACAGAAAAAATAGCTACAAATTATAAGCAAGGCATTCATGGTGCGACAGATTATTCGCAATCTGTATATGGATTAGGCGATTGGCGTGGCGCTGCATCAGCAGGAACGGCAGAAGGCGACGTAAATGTTGCAAACTTACGTGCTGGCGATGCAGGTTTAAACATTTCGACAGATTCTACATTAAGAGACATTAGTGGTGCTGAAGGTAATCCGGCGTTATTTGGTCGTCGGTATCAATTGTTGAACACAACAGTTGCCCCGTTCAAGGTTAAGATTCCACAATATAACCTTGAGGTTATGAGTGAAACTATGGACCCAGAAAAACTTGCATATCAAGTTGCCACAATGATTGGTGGTCGTAACGTACCGTCGTATGTCGGTTATACAAATGCAGGCTTTGATATTACGGAACCGTGGTATTCTGGTTTGATTAAGAAAACAGAAGAATTGCCAACAAGTTTGTTTGGCTTGATTCATAAGACGTCTTTGGCGGCGGGTATTCTTGGTAGCACAATTATAAATTATGGTCAGGCAGGAATTGATTTATTGCTTGGTGATAAATACGAAGACGTTAAGAACGCATTAAATGCAAAAACACAGGCAATTGAAGATGTTGTGCACGACGAACTCGATTGGTGGAACAAGGCAGTTGCTGATTATGAACGCAGAAACAATTTAGGACTTACAGAATTTGCGCCATTTTCAACCACGTTGGTATCCGGTATACCTGATGTATTAGGGCAGGTAGGTCTTTTAGTTGCAATTGGCATTATGACAGGAGGGGCTGGGGTTTCTCCGGCAGTATCCGCTGCATTATCAGCAGGTATTGGTGGCGCATTGTTTGGCTCTGCACAAGGATTGGAAGATTATCAAAAGTTAATGGGTGTTCCAATGAACCCGCAAGCAAGACTTGGTAGAGCGGCAGTTGGGACAGCGGGTTCTATCGCATTAAATTCGCTTGGTTTATGGGGCGTGTTAGGCGGTAGGTTATCGGCAGCACGTCAGTTTGTACAGAATTATGGTAAACGTATGGCTGCTGCAAGGTTGCAAGGTGTTGGCAGTATGGCTATAGAAAGTCTTACTGAATATGGCGACCAAGCATTAGAACAATATATTACATACGATATGGGTGATGACCGTATTGGAGAAAGATTAAACGAACGCACAATGGCATTGGTACTTGGTGCAGTTGGTGGTATTGTTGGTATTCCAATGCAGGCTCGTGCTGAAAGGTTTCAGATTGCCAAAGAGCAGATATTAGCTGGCAAGATACGTGCAGACGCACCAGAATTTGTGAAAGATTTAAACGAAGCAGTAAACGCATTGTCAGCTGAAGGTTTGTATACGAAAGAAGACGCCCTTGAAATTATTGCAGCCATGGCTTCACCAGAAGGTCAGGCGTATTTCAAACGCAAACAGAATGAAACACTTATGGGCGTACTCGATAGATTGTCGCCAGATGCGGTTGCATATGCAAAAGAAATTGGCACACGTCAGTCTGCTAAGATTATGGAAAATATGGCGAAGATGGATACACAAGTATACAACACATTGCCAAAAGACATGGACGAGTCGTTAAAAGTTATGATATCACGTGCAATGCGTGGTATAGCGCCACTTATAGAGCTTAATGGTGGGACATTTAGAATGCCACGGTTTATCGTTCGTAATGGCGAGCCAATGGAATACGTGCCAAGAACAAACACATTGTATATTAACACGGAGTCTACAGGCGAAGCGGTTGATTTAATGGAAGTGACAAACAAACGACTTCCAACAATCGACCCGGTACAACGTGGTATATTGCATGAACTTGGTCATATGTTAGATACGCAATTAGGCAAAGGCACGAATTATAAAGAATTTTTACCAACATATTTTGATGCGATTGCCAAAGTATATGGTAAAGAAAAAGCTAAGAACGTTATGGAAAAAATGCCAGACGAGGCAGACCGTTTAGCATATTCAAAATCTGGCAAGAAAGCAGACGTTGCCGAAAAACGCATGGATAAATTACTCGGTCAAATAAACGAAAAAGATACTGGTGAATATTTTGCGTATGCGCTTGGACGTCTTGGTCGTCGTATAGGAAAAGCGTTTGGTTTTGATGCAGCCGAATCTGCACAATATATTGATGCAGCAAATGCAATAGCGATGCAATTAAAGATACCGTCGATTCAAAAACAATTAACGGTGTATCAAAATGCTTTGAACGAATTAATAAAGAAGAACGACGAAACATTGGCTGCAATGGCAAAAGCCATGGGCGAAGACGAACTGGCTCGCAAGATTCGTGATTATGCTGCTGGTGATATTAACGCATTGGCACCAGAAGACGTGTTGTCGTTGTATAATATTTTGAAAACATATACCGGTGTTGATGGAATGAAGATACTTGAAGATGCGTTTCAAGGTATGTCTCCAGAAACATTTATGGAACGTACAGAACGTGAGTTTGGCGAATCAATTAAAGAAGGTACAACCATTGATAAATTACAAGAAGCATTGAAAAAGAAGGGCGAAACAGGACAGTCGGAAAATATTAACGAAACAACAATTAACGAAGACACGTTTGATGTATCGCAAATACTTGGTGATATGAAAAAGCAACGTAAGTCTGCTTTAGAAAAACGTGCCGACGAAAAACCGACAGGTAATGATTATGCAACCGATGCTAAAGAAGTTATGCAAATCATTAAAGAAGCAAAACCAGCACCAAGATGGTTCGCTAAATTGTTTGGCAACGGTGACATCAATACAGCATTGTGGTCTATTGGTGGAAAGAAATTAGTCGACCATTTTGATTTGATTGGCAAAATGAATCGTTCTGATGACGAAGCGACAGGCTTGATGGAAGAATTTGACGGACGTATTAAAAAGGCGCTTGGGTTTAAAAATAATATTGAACGTGATGCGTTTACAAATCAGGCATCTGTTGAATCTATTAATGTAGACTATGCCATCGACCCGTTAACAGGTGACCCAATATCTATGAAGATATCGCCACTGGTCGCTATGAATGTATATCTGCACGCAAAAAATCCGAAGACACGTGAAAACATGTTGAATGCTTTTGGTGGAAACGAAAAACAAATGCAGAGCGTAATTGATGCGTTGACACCAGAACAGAAAAAGTATGCCGATACGATGCAGGAATTTATTAAAGACAAGTGGACGCAGTATAAGAAATCGTTTGAACAAGAAGGCGACACAATAGAGGACGAACCATATTGGCCAGTAGTTGAAGCAATTCACGCTGCAACGGGAGACCGTAAGGTTAACTCTAACATAGCACGTAAAGAAGGTAAAGACTATGCTATATCGTTAGACGTTGACGCTCGTGAAATATTTAACACATATGTGCAGCGTGTCGCTGGTGCGGACAACCATGTGTATTCTACAATTCGCAGAATTAAAGACCTTATGGGTTACGAAAAGAACGAATACACAGACGACTATCCAACACAAGCACGTGAAAAACTATCGGAAGATATGTGGAACAATTCAAGACGCATTCGTGGTTTGGCTAGAGCAAACATGGGTAGCGAAGGTCGTTACGATAGATTCTTAGCTTTGTTGGACGACTTCTTGGCAAAGCGTGAGCAGTCTTTAGTTGGTTCACAATCATTAAATATAGCCGCACGTAATCTAACAGGTGGTTTGTTGCAATGGAAGCCATTACAGTTTATGAAGAACTTGGCTAACGTTAGTGGGTTCTGGGGTCTTGCAGATAATCAGGCACAGTATTGGGCTGACACGGCATGGGCGGCAACACATCCGATTGAAGCGGCAAAGTATATGATGGAAAAAGTTCCGTATATACGTAATCGTTACAAGGGTCAGAACATTGATGAAATGTTAACTCAGCAAACGGCCGGCACCGACTCGTTGTTAATGAACTGGGCAAAGCGGTCTGATAAGCTTGGACCTCAGGGACAGAAAGTCGTAAGCAATTTGGTTGCATTAACACAAGCATCACGTCGTGCAGGGTATACACCAATGTTGTCTGGTGACTTGGCATCAAATGTCATTGGTGGCTATGGCTTGTTGAAGCAGTATGAAGCTAAATACGGCGATAAGGCAGGCGATAAGTTGTCAGAAGCTATTGTTAAGCATCAGGCATCGAGCAACCAAGCGACACGTTCTTTATTGCAAAGAGAATGGGGTCGTGATATTCGTGGTGAACTTGCTCGATTCTCATCTGAAGGTATACAAAAGGTTAAATCGATGGCTTCTGCTATTGCTGAAGCGCAACAAGGTGAACGCACGGCTGGTAATGCAGCAAAAGAAATTGCGTCAACATTATCAAGCATGATATTGTTTGCGTTGATATCGGCGGGTGTAATAGATTTGTTCGACAACGACGAAGAAAACGACAAAGAAGTATATGAATCACTTGGACAAGAAGGTATATCAGCAATTGTTGGTGGTTCTGTAGTTGGTAACAGTGTAATTGCTCCAATTATATCGTCTTTGTTCGGTGGTCGTGGTGATATTGGAACCCCGATGTCTAAGATATTAACACAAGACCTTAGAAAATTATCAAAAGGCGATTGGGATGATGCGGTTATAGACGGTATATCTGCGACAGTTCCAATTGTTGGATTGAAGAATTTGATAGGCGGTGGCGCTGGTGCGTACCAAGCAGCAACAGCAGAAACGCCACAAGAATTAAAGGCAGGTTTATATCGTGCAATTGGTCGTTCTGAAAACTATGCAAATAAACGAGCCGGCATAAAAAATGTTGAAAAAGACGAAGGCAAATAGTACAATAAAACCATTAGGAGAATGCGATGATAAATAGTGACGTTGCAAAAAGTGTTTATACAACTACAGCAGGACGGTTGGATTATCCAATTGGGTTCGTTTATTACAAGAATCCTGAAGACGATACGCCACAACTTAAGGTGACGTATCAAACGATATATGATACTCCATTGGTCTATGGCACAGACTATACGCTGTCGCCCGATGGTTTAAGTATTGTATTGGCTGTAGAACCACCGGTTGGCACTAAACTTAACATTTTGCGTGACGTTCCATTTACGCAGAAATCAGATTATGTGATTGGTCGTATTGACCCAGACCAGATTGAACGAGATTTTGATACCATGACTATGCGTGAACAACAAATTGAAGCGCTTGTTATGGAAAATATCGTAGATTTCTCTGGTGTTGAACACAGACTTGATGATATTGAAGCAAAAATACCTGCAGCAGCGTCTGACACGAATCAATTGGCTGACAAAACATATGTGACTAATTTGGATAGTGGTTTGCAAAACCAGATTACTGTCAACAAAGGTACAATGGATGGGCATATTGCAGATAAAAACAACCCGCACGCTGTTACTAAAACACAAGTTGGACTCGGCAATTGCGATAACACATCTGACTTAAATAAGCCAATATCAACAGCTACACAAACAGCGCTTGACGGCAAACAGGCAACAATATCTGATTTAACAACAATCCGTAGTGGCGCTGCTGCAGGTGCAACAGCTGTTCAGCCCGGGGACAACATTAGCTCGTTGGTAAATGATGCTGGTTATTTAGCGTCTGAATCTTTGTCGGGATTGACAGATACAAACATATCGTCTCTTGCTGATGGAGAATTTTTAAGATATGACGCTGATGCGGGCAAATGGAAAAATGCTGCGTCATCGGCATCTATAGGTTTTAGTGGTATTACAGGCGACCCGTATGACAATACAAATCTTACAACGGCGCTAAACACAAAAGCCGACACTGATTTAAGCAATCTTAGCAGCACAGGGGCAAACATTGGTAATTGGTCATCAAATGTTACTAATTGTTTAACAGAAATACCGCAAGATATAAAACTGGAATATAGTAATGACAGATTTACATTAAAAGCAGGGTCCAAACTTTATGTGCCAAACGGATTTGAACAAGATGGAACTACGCCAAAATTTGATGTTCTGACGATTGAAAACGATATATCTATTTTGGTTCCTGCATCTATATTACCAGCTGGAACATATAACTTAGTGATTACTTCCGATGGGTCTCAGCTTAAATTGAAGTCAAAAACAGGCTCTGGCACAACGACACCTACATCATCTACCTGGGCATATTATAATACAACGGACAATAAGATATACGATATAAACGGCGGAACAAATGACGGAACGCTTGCTTTCCCTTTGTGTTTGTTTGCCGTGACAAACGACCATGTTAACTACAGGAATAAAGTATTTAACGGCTTTGGTTATATTGGGTCAACGGCGTTTGTTTTGCCTGGGGTAAAAGGTTTAATTCCAAATGGAAGAAATACAGATGGAACGCTAAAAAGCACAGAAATAAGTATAACGTCGGTAAAAACACTAACACCAGTATCGTCTTTAACGATGGATGTAGCGATTGTTCTGGAAAACGACGCAATAGCATACAATGGTGATTACGGTTATGACAAAAGAACAAATTATTGTCTTGATAGCGGAACGCCGCGTAGTTGCGTCTTTGTAGGAGCATGTAGCTTAACAAATTCAGTAATATCTGGCTTCAGGACAAACGAAGTGTTCCACGCAGTTGATTACAACGACACAGAATATATAGCACACCAAGCAATGCCAGGTGATAAATATATAGATTTAACATTGGGCGCAACAGGTTCTACATATACGGCACCTGCTGATGGGTATTTTACGTGGCAAGTAAACACAACCGATGTTAATCAGTTTTTTGGGATGGTAAACACAACCGCTGGGCGTGTTCAATCTTTTCAATGGGTGCCAATAAATGGTGGCGGTTGTCATGGATTTATACCAGCAAGAAAAGGCGATATATGTTCTGTTAGTTATACTGCATCAAGTGTTATATTTTTTAGATTTGTATATGCCGCAGGCTGTTATATTTTTTAGATTTGTATATGCCGAAGGCGCAAAATAAGGAGTTAAATTATGTTTGGAATAATTGACGATAATAAAAAATTCATATTGTTGGACAGCGACCACGATAAATTGCGTGCAACCGCTTTAATGTTGGCAAAGGAAGTCACAGAAACTGTGCCTGATATTGATTATGAAACTGGAAACAAGTTTGGCGAACACACCGAAACACACTATGAACCAATGTTCACAGAGGAAACGGTTGACGAAGCGATTGCTGAATATGCAGACAAAGATATTGAAACCGCATACAATGGCGATAAATATCTGAAAGGGTTTGCGCCAGCGATAGATAATGAATATCAAAGTAAACAACGTGAAATAGCATACATTGCAGAAGTTGACCCAATCACGGCACATATTCAACGCTTGCGTGACGACGAACCAGAATCAGAAGAAATAGCAAAATTGATTGCAGAACGAACAGAAAAGCGTAACGCTATTAGAGAAAGATATCCGTATTCAGAACAATAAACATGTTGCAAAAACATGAGCCCAGTCGTATAATAAAGACAACAAGGAGAACAAAATGTCCAGAGCTGTAAAAATTAAATTAAACACTTTGTATAAAGTTGAAACGGCATCAGAACCTGTGCCACATCACTATACACCAATTACGGTGGAAGTTGTAAAGGCTTCGTCAGCCGTGATTATTCGTGCCACATCGAATCCAGACTTTACTGGTGAATATAATGCGTTGCCAGTACAATTGTCTGATGGTGCGGAAGGGTCGGTATATGAATGCCCATATGCACGTTCGTTGCAATTTGTATCGTTTAGTTGTTCTGATTCAACAGCAGAAATATATGTTGCCGGATTGAAATTACAAGAAATTACTGTAGCCTAAGGGAGTGAGACATGTCCTTGTTTGTTGAAGGTAAATTTTTCAAAGAAGCTGGTGCTAATGGTGGTGGGGGCGGCGGCTCTGACCCACACAATTTAGGTTATTATGCCGATTTGACGGCTCTGCAGACAGCCCATCCAACAGCTTCGGATGGTGATTTTGCTATATTGGGTTCCACAGACACCATTTGGGTATGGGATAGTGGTACATCCGCATGGAAAGATACCGACCAAAAGGGTCAGGTTGAATCTGTTAATGGGCAAACAGGTCAAGTTAATATCAAATCTGTTAATGGTAATTCACTAATGGGTTCTGGTGATATTAAATTATCAACATATTTAACATATCCTAATGGATGGACAACCTCTGGAACAACAAAAGCATTCTGTGATGCTGTTGCGGCTGATACAACTGCGACTAAGGGTAAAGCATATCTTGGTGAAGTGACATTTAGTGATTTGCCAGCGAGTATGGTTAATGCAGAAGTTATTGTTGAAATAATAGATGGAACGACAGCACAAAACAAAGTGATTGTTTTGACTTGCACGAGTGGAAATACTGCACCTTATAAATGGCAATATACATATTGGAATGGTGGAACTGATGTGAGTGGTTGGAAGACATGGGCGACAGCGGAACAGGGTGCGAAGGCAGACACTTCTGCTCAGCAATATCCTGTAATGCCAACTGCTTCTGCAAGTAATTTAGGTGATATCGTTCAATATATAGGTGCAACAGTAGAGCCAGCAGAAGAATCTGCGGTTATCGAACAAACTGTCGGAAGTGGTTTATATGATTTATATGTGGATGTAGATGTTTTTGAGGGTGTAGCCCAGTTAGCAGATGGTGGAACAATGGATTTTGTTGCACACGATACGTCTTCTGCAACCTATGTTACAGTCACAGGTAATATATCGTTTGCATCACCGGGTTCTGCATTTTTGTTAATGAAAAATATGATAGACCCCAGTTACCCTGTTGAAAGCAATTATTCGTTCACGTATGCAGGAAGTAATCAATGGAGCATAAAAGTAGTTATGGGGGGTTGGGAAAGTCCAGCCATCGGAACTTTAAGCACGTCAAATCTTGAATCTTGTGGAATTACTATAACAGGAACGCCACAGGTTGATGACAAGGTTCGTGGAAATATTAACACAGAATGTTCGTTTGAAACAACTGTTGGGAATATGACCGTAACTTCATCTGCCGCAAACTTCCAAGATATTGGTGCTCGTGGAAACAATGGAATACAACTTGTTTGTAAAAGCACAGATGGGTATGCACCACAATGGGGAGTAACCGAATTGGGTGAAGGTGGTGGTTCAGACCTTGGAGATTTTTATGATGACGAGTTGGAAGCATACGGTATTATTATTGACTATAATGGACAAGGGGTAGAAGTTGATGATACAGTTATTGGTTCTGTTGTTCCGCAGTCTGGTGCGATTGAATGGCAAGTTAATAACGAAACTGTGAACATTAGTAATTATGGAATATCGTATAATGGAAGTCCAAATAATGGCGATACATTAGAAGTGACATATAATGCGGCAAAGGTTGGAATAACAAAAGGCTTCTTCTATGAATCTACAAGTGAATACAGTAGTCCGTTCGCGACAATAAGTCAGACAACTGGTTCTGGGTTATATAATCTGGCTGTGGATGTTAATACTTATGTTGAATATCGTCAACCGACCGCTAATGAAAACTTAGCGTTTGTTGCAGAAACTTACCCCGAAGAAGTATCTTATATTACGCATACTGGCAATACCACATTTAGTTCTAATACAAGTGCGTATTATGACATTTGTGAAGCTCTCAGTAATCCAGATTACTTTGGTCTAACCTTTACGTATAACGGGTCGTCTTGGGATGTTAGCAATGTTTACCAAGCGAATCTTGGGGATTTAAGTTCTTTCGAACTTGAAGGTTATGGTATAACAATAACTGGCACACCACAGCAAGATGATTATATTGAAGCGACCATAATAGATGGTGGGTGTAATTGGTTATGCAACAACGAATATGTGAATTTACAAAATTATGGAATATCTGTTGATGGGTATCCTAACAATGGTGATGTGTTGACAGTTGATTATCTTGCACCTGTTGTTATAGGTTATCATTGGCAACAGATAGATGTTCAATCTGGTTCTGGTAGTGATGGTGATGAAATTGAATGGGCGGCAAGCGCAGACTTCTTGCCAGAGTATCAGGAAGGAAATTACAGAACTTTCAAATATTCTGTTGAAAACCTACCAGATGGAAAGTATGAATTCTATTGGCAACGACTTGCTAATGTAAGCAATGGAATGGCACCATTGGCAAAAGCCACCTTTAAGTATGAATTTGAATTGTCAACAGATGAATATCAAAACCGTCAATGCGATGCAAATGCTTATTTAGTGTATGATGGTGAAACGGCATTAACTGCTGACGAATATACTATGTTGCAATCAAATAATCTTATTAACTACAATCTTATCTGTGTTGAAAATGGTGGGACAAACCTTATTATTGGCACTGCTTCAACCTGTTGGTATACAGCAATTGGAACAACTGGACAAAATATTGAAGGTGCACATAAAATATCTGTTATAAAGAATGTGATAACGGGTCAAAAATATTATCCAGAATTCTGGGAATTTAGTAATACTTATTATAATGCGATGTCTGGCTATACCGTTATGAACAGGGCATTTCCAGCAGGATACCATTATGCTTCATCAAATTTTAGTGCTGGAACATTATATGGTTTTGGGCAAACATATGGGATTAAAATAAGTTTTGCTGGAATAAACAACAATAAAGCATTGTCTTCAAAATTGGAAATAAGAGTAAGTTCGCCAAATGGAAAATATTTTGCAGATGTTCTGTTTAATGGGACTGATATGAGTTATGCAGTTGTTGATGAAAAAGAAGTAACTGGCATATTTATGGATGCAAAACTTGGATACAACAATTCGGACCCAAGTGCCTTATCTTTGATATTCAAAAATGCGACAAATCTTGGATACCCGATAATGTCTTCTGTTGCAAGAATTGGAACGAATGATGCTGATACTGATGAATATGCCGCACCATATCTGGCAACTTCATCGCAGACTTCTGCTTCATATACCACATTTATTGATTTGCCAACGACATCAAGAATTGTTGGAAGATTGGTATCCAATGATTATGTTGGTGGAATAGCAGAATATGATGGAACAACAACGCAGAATTATGAAAATGGATATTTTTATAAATCAGCGTTACTTGCCCAATCAGAATTAACTGCGACTTGTATAAGAGGTTCGTTAACTGACATACTTGTTGATAATAATCGGTTTAACCAAGAAACCAATGGTAAGGCTGGTTGGTATTTGTTCGCGTATAAAAACGGCTCTTGGACAAGGGGTGACTTTGAAGCCGACCTTACAACGTATGGTATAAGTTACACTGGGACACCATCTTCGAATGATATGATTTTAGTTGAAAGCAAGGTTGCTGATTGGAATCGTATTGATGTCCAACCAACAGCGAAAATAAGCACTGCCATCACACTTGCGGCAGCAGATTGGTCGGGCGGCAGTCAGACAATCACAGTATCTGGCATGACAACAACAGCCGTAGTGATTGTGGCGCCAGCGCCAGCAAGCCAGGCGGACTATACAGCTGCTGGCATTTTATGCACGGCGCAAGCGACAGACAGTCTGACGTTCACGGCAAGCACAACGCCGACGAATGATTTAACGGTCAATGTCATAGCAATGTAAGGAGTCGACAATGATTATAAATCAAGTTGTTAAAGGTTCTGGTGGGTCTGGTCCAGTAGGACTATATCGCGAATTTCAGTTAGATGCTAATGGCAAACTTGTACCAAATACCACGACCACGCATATTATGGATTTTGCTGGAGTAACAGACGTGTATGACGGTGCTCTTACTTATGCATATTTTAGTAATCTCGCAATATCTGGTCTTGTTGATATGTCAGATATAGAGGCAATAAGCGGTTCTAGAGCATGCATGGAAATGTTTAGTGGGTGTACTGGCATAACTGGATTTGATTTAAGTTCTCTAGAAACATTGAGTGCTAACAACGCCTGTGCGTTTATGTTTACTAACTGTACAGGATTAACGAGTGCAAATCTTTCTGCCTTAAAAACGGTAAGCGATAATACTGCGTGCCAAAGTATGTTTGAAGGTTGTACAGGAATAACAAGTGCTGACCTTAGTTCATTGGAAACAATAAGCGGAACGTCTGGATGCAGCGCAATGTTTAGGGGGTGTGTATTGTTAGCAAGCGTTAACTTATCTTCATTAAAGACTTTGGGCTCTAACGCTTGTCAATATATGTTTTCTGGGTGTACAAGTCTTACATCACTGTCTTTCCCAGCAATAACAACTGCATCGTTTGGAACGCGAACAAATCAATTCAGTGGTATGTGCACAGGGATTCCAAGTATAACTCTGCACTTTCCGTCAAATGTACAATCGATTATTGAAGGCCTTTCTGGTTATTCAACAACGGCACCGTTCGGGGCTGCAAGTGGAACGGTATTGTTTGATTTGCCCAGCACTAACTCGTAACAAAAAAGGATGAACTATGTGGAATGAAATTAAAGCAGTTTGGAAAAAACAGCGGCTATCAACGCAAACACAACAGCGGCAGTACAGAAGGTATTGGACGCTATCACCGAAAACAAGATTGAAGCTTTGCAGGGTAAAATCAACTCGCTTGAATTAGCACAAGCTACATCTGGTGTTGTTCGTTACCCGAACACCTTCAGCTATAACGCAGGACCTTCGCCGTTCTGCAGCGGCTGTGGCTGCGGCTTCTAACCTATTGGGCGGAGCTTCCTTTCCTCTCCGCCCTATAACCTATGGAGACGAAAATGGACTGCAATTGCAATTTACATAGAGCCACTAGCATGACAACCGGAGGGTTGTTAACGGTAACAAATAGCAACAACATTGCAAACTTGATGCCGTTTGATTTGGTATTATGTTTGAATCCAAACGCTGTTATTTTGGGTGCGCCTGTTGATTTTACAATAACTGTAAACGGTGCAACAGCTGATTTAAAGAACCGTTTTGGGTTGCCAATCAGCACAGACCATTTGCAACCACGTAAAAGATACAGAGGTTATTACATTGTTCCTTCGGAAGGAACGCCGTATGTAATTCTTTTAAACACACCGTGTGATATTGCTTATGCGACATCAAGTGCCGCTGTTGCGATTACCACAGATGACACAACCGATGGAGATTAACCATGACACATGAAGAAAAAATGCAGATGCGTGACCATATGCATCGTATGGGCATGACCTTGTTAGACAAGGTACAACGCATGATTGACTCTGGCGAGTTGACCACACAGCAAATGATGTTTGCTGCGGACATTCTCAAAGACGTGGCTGATGCTGAGAAGAGTTTAGCCAAAGCACATTGGTGTGAAAGCGACTCTGGCACTGGCAAAACTTATTAAATAAATATTGATTTCTTGGTCCTGTTAGATATATAATATATAGTAGCAGGACTAGGAGTCATATGTATAAAATATCTTGGACCTTTCCTAAGTTTATATACGGAATTGGTGGCGCAATTGCGTCCCTTACTTATGGCATTCAATCGGCGATGCTGGGGCTTTTGATTTGTATAGCTGCCGATACCATCACAGGTTTAGTTGCCGCACCATATCGCAATCAACGTAGAAATTCCACGTCCTTACGCAAAGTTGTCCCGAAAATGATAACGTACCTATCCGCTGGGTTGCTCGCCCACGTGTGCGAAATGTTGGTCTTTCCTACGTGGGCCAGTGGGTCATTAGAGTTGGGGCGAATTATATTTAGTTTCTTTGCTGGCATAGAAATCATGTCGTGCTTTGAAAACCTAAAAGACATAACGGGGTCAAAGGCTTTTGATTTGTTGACATTAAATTTTAAAAATCAAATAGAACAAAAGGTCGGTGTGAAGCTTCCTAAAAAAACTATTGACAAGAATAACAATAATTGATAGTATTGTTTTGTTAAGTACACCTTAACACCCTCTTACCTCACCGCTTATTTCTTTTTCTCTAGCTTTCCTTCCTTTCATAACGGTGAGGTTTTTTTATTTTCTAATCCACGCCAACCCTAACAACGCTGCTATGATGGACATCAATGTTGTTGCGAGCTTCCATCCGGATGCTTCTGTTTTATAAGCACGAATGGTTTCTTCACACGTGTGTGTTAAATCGTTTGCACGTGCAGCACAATGCTGTGCACCTTTAAGCAACAATTGTTTATCGGCATCCATATCCATATTGTTGTTAGCATAATCTACAAGCTGTACAACCTCTTGTTGTATACCGTCGTTTATTTCTGATACTGGTGTTTTACGGGAGCACCCACACAACAGCATAACAATTAAAAAAACAACTGCAATCCACATTACAGCTGTCCAAGCATTTTTCTTTTCTTCATCCATGTCGCATCCTTTTGGTTAATGTATTATATCATATGTCCAGACCAGTATTCAATATCTTTTATATCATCAAGCGAACGAACCACACGATATTCTATATGCAATTTGTGTGCAAGCTCTTCGAAACACATCTGTTCTGGTGAGCGTTTGCCTTTAGGTGTTTTTAATTCCAGCCACCAGCATTTGCCGTTGCGTGTCCAACAAATTAAATCGGGGGCACCTTTGGTGAGACCCATGGTTCTCATTCTCATAGCATCGGCGACCCCCATGTTGCGTTCGTTAGGAACGTGAAAGGCAACAGTTCCCCACTCACGCAATTGCTGTACGACTTGTTGTTGTAATAGTGATTCGTTGTATTTCATGCCAATCTCGTTACCATTAATTCGCCGTCTTTCATTTCTCTACAGCGTATGCGTAACGAACAACAATCACGTTTCAATATTGCACGACAATATCTAAACCATTCACGTGGGCATTTAATGACAACTGTCTCGCCCGGCATAACCGTTGTTAATGATTTGTATACGTCTGTAGCTTTTATCTGTTCTTCTGTCAGTTTTGTTATTTCAGCAAAAGCTTTTACTGTGCGACCACACCCAACGAGGTGTCCCGCTTGTGTTAAAGTTTCTGCAGCATTAAGCAACGCAATGACCTCAGCCTTTTCGCCATCACCCATACTGCTATCTTCAACGATGTTTCTTATTTTAGTTAAGATGTCAAACACCTTGCCTGTATATCTTACCGCCATGTTACAACCTTTTGATTCTTATTAGTTCTTGTTCCCCTGCAACGGGTTTCTTTTTGTTTAAAGTTCCATTGTACCAGCAGGTTTTCACACCGTTGCCACGGTTAAGTCTGCCTACAATTTGTTCTACCTCACATGAGTTATTCATGTTAGTTAGTATAATTATATTTTCTAATCCGGGAAAGTCAAATCCCCGCACTAAGCATCCGACTGTTACAAGGAACGGGATGCGTCCCTGTCTAAATCTTTCCACCAAATCTTCACGACGTCTCTTTGGAGTATCGCCGAACACAGATGGAATATTAAATGTTTGGCTTATAAGTTCTGCGTGTGATATACTGTCACAGAATATGATTCCGTTCTTTAGTGTCTTACATAAATCGCTAACACCTTGTAAATGTTCACGAATGATTGGCGAATAAACAGCACGGTTCTGTAAATGCATGGCATTACATTGTGTAATTGGCACACGCACTATATTAATGTCTGGTGAGTAACCAAGGCGATGTCCTTCTTCACGGTCAATGTTTATAACCGCAGGCCCATACTGTTCTTCAATAGACACAATGGTTGTTTCGTTCCACATCCATCCGCTTTTATATCTGGTCTTGCGACGATAATAATATGGTGTGGCTGTGAACCCTGCGACTTTACAATTCTTCCAAGCATCAAAGATTTGTCTAAACAGTTTACCCTCATAAAAACAATTGCACTCGTCGACGATTAACAAGTCTGGTTCTTCACACTCGTGTAAATGTTTTACTAATGTCTGTGGCGTGGTATAAATAAAGTCTGCGTTCCACGAGCCATGATGTGCAGAGTCTATCATTGCAGTATTCATACCAGCGCCTTCTAGTTTTTCGTGATTTTGTTTCACAAGTTCTAGACATGGTTGAAGAACAACCACTCTTTTAAAGTATTCTGCTATGCCAACCATCACCCACGATTTACCAAGCCCGACAGCGAGAACCACAAGTCCAAACCTATTCGTTTCCAATCGTAATTTCAGGTGGTCGATGCTTGTCGTCTGGTAATTCCGGAGCTCGAAGCCCCCGGGAAGCAAGTTGTTTCTTTTTATAAGCATTGTATTCCCTTACTAAATCATTCACTGTCTTTTCAATCGGCCCTGTTCGTAAGTCTAGAATTAAAGGTGCAGTTTCCTTGTCGAACAAATCGAATATGTCTTGTTCGCTCATGCCGTCGACAATTAAAAGTGCCTTATAATCTAGTATCATTTTATTGGTGGCGGTGGTGGTACGCCTTTCTTTCCGTTGTTCTTAACAGAATCAGCAAGTTGTTTCTTCAACAGCTCGGCCATAAACTCGTCCATCCTTGCGGGGTCTGACAGGTATTCTTTCAACCAAGCCATCTTGAATTCGTCGCCGCCTTTTTCCTCTATTATTTTTTCCGCAAGTTCTATGAGTGTCGACATGATTACCCCGTATACTTTACATATTTCTTACCATTATATGTCAACGCTTCTTTGCGATTAACATACCCGACATATGATATATGAATCCATTGTTTGCCACCAGATTCTTCCAATATCATTTGGTCGTATAATAAGTTTGATTTGTATATCTTTATGAACGCATCGGGCACCGAGACACCAACTGGTATGATGTCGCTTGCTTCACATTTCATATGTTGTGATGTCGTTGCACCACCAACTGCTTTGTTCAGTTCGGGGCAACGGACTGACGACGACACAATCAGTGGGCAGCCGAGCAAGTCACGCACTGTTTCCAAAAAGTCTGCGTGGTCTTTCAGTTTGTTGATATTCTTTCTGCCATACTCTTCGTTTTGTTTTGCGAATTCCTTGTGTGATGTTTTCACAAGTTCCTCAAACGAAAAATGTTCTGATAATTTTGTAGCCATTTTCTTCTCCATAATGTTGGTGGTCGAGCCGAGGCTCGACCTTGGCAATGTTGCACGTTACCATTACGCCACAATCGCTTATTGACTTATGCTACGCAAATCTAAGATTGGTGTAGAATTGCCCATCATAACTTGTGGCAAACGACCATCCCATTTTTGCACCGCTTCATAAGACACTAACTTTGGGTTTTGTGCCAACGCATTTGCACGAATACGCATAGATTCTGCTTCTGCCTTAGCCGCAACCACTTTTTGAGTTGCTTTTTGTTCAATCTGCTTTGTTCTGTTTGCTTCCTCCAAAGCGGACTGTTCAGCAATAACTTTCTTTTCAATCGCCTGCTCAAACTGATTTGAATAGTCGATGTTAATCATTTGAAAGTTTGTTATGGACACAGGGTAACTGTGTGAAATCATACGGCCTTGTAATGATTTCAATACGTTTTCTGCAACCTTATCACGATTAGCCACCATTGTGTCTGCATTCCAGGTCCCGACCTCTGCTTTAACCGCTTGTTCCAAATTAGGATACAAGATACGTTCTTGCCAGTCGTTTCCATATTCTTTATATGTAGCGACAATGTCGTTCGCAATCAAGTTATAAGAATACGACACACGAATCTTTGCTGTCTGTATGTCCTTGGTATATGTTTCTGTTGTATAATCCGCTCTGATAGTTTTAACATCAAAACGTTTTACAGACTGAATCAAGGGTAGTTTCATGTGCATGCCTGCGCCATAGATATGGTCTGATGCTTTACCAAACGTTGTGACGAGGGCTTTTTGTCCTTCTGATATAGTAAAGAACGACCCACACACTAAAATCAAACCTACTACCGCATACATGCAGTAAATTGGTATGTTAACTGTCCAGTCAAAACTTCTTTCGTCTGGTTCTGCGACAAATCTAAATTTTTTCCATTTCATAGTTTCTTTCCTTTGGTTCTTGACGTGGGCCTTTTATACTGAGTGCCCACCGATAAACTGGCTGACGCAGTTGGACTCGAACCAACGACCAAGTGATTAACGGTCACCTACTCTACCGACTGAGCTATGCGTCAATGTGCCAGTTTCGGGCGCACTACTGGCGGAGTGTGAGTAAAACCTGCTTGGACGCAGGTAGACCCTTGGCTATTACAAGCCCATCTCTTCGGCTACTGAATCCAAATCGTCAACATCGATTTCTTTTGTTTCAGTACCCAATCCCAAGTCGGCTTCATACGGATTTGTTCTTTCGTTTGCAAAGTCCAGTAACAAATATTCTTTTCCGTTTGTGCGACCTGTAACCTTACGTGGTTCGCAAGTCAGTTTTTCTTTCTTGCCATCCATTTCAACGATAATCGTTGCTTCGTCTTGTGTCAATGATAATATACCACAGACCTTGTGACGATTGCAAACCTTACCTTGTTTGTTAACATAGGTTTCGTCTGTCTTGATGTCAACATCAGCAACCATACGATTTTCTTTCGTGCGGAAATTGTTGATGTAAACATTTACACCATCAACCCATTCGCCCGAACCAAAGCGCTTGCCTTGTGGGTCACGTTGTAAGAAAATAACTTTAATTTTGTTTTGTTCGGTTTCTTTATTCATTTGTTTCTCCATTAGTTAATCAAAAAAATTCCGGGATTTCGTCATTTGTTGTATCACGTTTCGGTGGTAGTTTGGTCGGAGTTTTCTTTGGCAGCGCCCCTTTCACACCTGAAGCTTCGTTGCCATCGTCGTCCTCTTCGGCTATCACGTTAAACAATGTGCACAACGAGTAGCGCTTTGCATATGTGATGCTCGCACCGAATTGCTGTGGATTGGTATTCACAAGTGGAAACTGTGCGGCTCGGGCTAAGTCCTTGCCATCGGTTACGTACGTGTTCAGATACCATACGACAACCTCTTTGTCTTCTTGTTTCACTTGTTCTTTATCGATGCCAAAGCAATACTGTAAGCCCACCTCTTTCAAGGGTTCTTTCAGAGCATCAACAACCGTGCCCAAGTCAGCATACTTGCTGTTAAAGTACGGGTTCTCTGCAGATTTGATGCACGTGATACCACGTCCAGCAACCTGCGCTACTTTTATCATTAGTTCATTAGTCATTTTCGTTTCCTTTATTCATTTGTATTTTAATTGTTCCGGCAACTTTTGTTTCCTTTGAATAGGCATTAAAGATGTCGGGTTTCTCGGCTTTCAACCTAGCGGTATCAAGCGAGACACGGGTGGTTGGTCTTACGTATGTTGCAACGAAAGTATCACCAGTGTAGGTTGTGGCGCCTGCTATTTCTAATTGTTCAAGCAGGTCAGCTCGTAACTTTTGTTGGATGGCATCATACTCTTTAACATAGGGTTCAAGTTCTTTTAACCTATGTTCCATCGCTTTAATGTTATCTTTATCAATCGGGTCAAGTTCAGATTTCTGCATGTCCCAGCACTCTTTCCAAGACAGTGGTTCAATTGTGGTGATGCCGGCAGGTGAGATAACACGCAAGCGAGCGGACGAGGTGTCGTACCCCATGTAATCAAGTGCCAATTTATACAGCGACAACTGGACTGTGCAATATTTTTTGTTTACATGTCCCGACTTAAAGTCAACAATGTCGGTAATGACTTTATCATTGACACGAATTAAGTCTGCCGTCCCTGCGTAATGCAGGTCAAGGTTGTATATCATAACCTCGGTCAGCATATTTGGTTCTCGCTTTAAGAACTTGGCGATTGCAGGTGCCAGTTCCGTTGTAAAATCTTCGGCTTCAAAGTCACAACTCGGGTCATAATACCGACCAAGTTCTGAGTGAACATCAGTGCCACGAGCCGCAGCTGCAGCTTGAAAGAACTGTGGTTTGATACCACAAATTTCACTGGCAATTTCGGTGACCGAACGGACAACGTTGCCATCTAATTTATAGGTGTGTGACTTATCGTCATAGTTGATTTCCATAGCTTTCCCCTTTGGTTATATAGTTTATGATAAAACTTTTTTTTGATATGTCAATTATTTTTTACAATAAATTTTGCCCCCTTGTTGATAACATTGCCATCGTAATCGATAAGGCGATAGTTGTTAACGTCTGCCTGTGCAATCGACGCATACTTTTTATGTGATAAGGTTAAGCCGGTGCGCTGTTCCCATTTTTCACATAGGTTTTCATAGCCATCGACGGGCTTTAAGAATATACCATCGGTATTGATGTTGATAATCTCACAGCCAATAGACTTTAAGCCCATCGCCAATATGGTGATAAGCACCTGACCCCTAACGGCGATGCTACTGGCATAATACGGGTCGTATAACGGACTGACTTTTGATTTCATAAGACCGTAAACACTATTAATTTTCAATTTCAACGAGTCGGCAAGTTCTTTATTGCCAGCTTCCTTGGCGGCGAGACGGTCTTCAACCCATTTGATAAAGACGTGTGGTGATTTAACGGCACGACTTAATAAATTATTGGTAATCATTATATTCGGGTACATACTGTTGACATCAACATGAACAATGTCGGTGCCACTATAACCACGAACAGCAAAGTGTGCACCACCAAGACCAAAGGTGACATCCATACTACCATCAGACGCACACCGAATTGGTGTCGGCACCATTTCACTGCAATCTTCTTTAAACTTTTCAAAGAATATACGAGCTTCTGGTGGCACGTGTATAATTTCTGGTGGTAATATATACCCACTGCGTATCATATCTTGTGGTATTGGTTCGGCACCAAGTTCTTTTTCTGATTCGTTTGGATTAAATGTTTTTGTTTCTTTTGGTGCTTCAAAGAAATCTAATACCGACACACTTGCAACCTCTTTCTGTTCAAGTGTCGGTGTAATAACGTCTGTATCTTTAACATATAACGTGCAACAATACTCTGGTTCTGACCCATCAAACGACACTGGCATCATGTGTTTCTTTGACACGAGCCCTGTTCGCACAGCGATTGCATCTATGCATGACCAAAATGTTTGTGACGCATACACCTTATACCCACCACGTTGCATTGCCCATGTTCTGTATGTCTTCCATGTCAACGCATGTCCGCTTGGCACCTTGTCTGTCTTAACGGTCCAACCTTGCGATTGATAGTCTGGGTCTGGTGAGTTTAATTTAATACGCACCGAGTTTACATATTCTTTTACGTCTGCATATGCATCACGTTCGGTGTTAAAGTATAGCATTTGTTGAATGTGAATTGTTTCTTTGTCTTCTTCGGTGAGTTTGTATGGTTGGTTGCCGTGTGCTTCATAATATACCTTGGCTTCAGCCATCAGTTGTTCAAAGTATGAGTCTGGTAAATCTAATATACGGCATTCGTCTTGCCCAAGTTTAGATTCAAACACAATCTGTCTGCGTTCGTTTACAGCATACCCAGTCTTTACTTTATTGCTTGTGCGTGTAACAATAAATGAACGTGGGTGTGATTCGGGTTGTTGGTTCTTGCGTGAGAATGTGTCACGGTCTGACGTAACGAACTGTTTCCACAAATCGTAGCTTATGCCCTGTCCTTTTTCTGGGTCTGACATTGCACACTCGTCGTCGATTACAATGATTGCGTTTTCGCTGTATGCATTGACATACATATCGTCAACACTACGACCTTTGCTCATGAACACACACCATCCGTGCGACAGTTTCTTTAACAGCAGTGTCTTGCCTACACCTTTTTCTTGTGACACAAAATCAAACCAGTATGGCACATATGTTTCGTGCGGATTGTGTATCATTCCAACCAACGATGTCATAAACAACCAAAACAGATTGGGGTTCGTGTCGCAGTCGTAGTATTGTTTTAAGAACGTGTTGATTCGTTCAATACCGTCCCACTTTGGTATGTTCTTATATATATCTTCACGTGAATTGTATCGCACGTTCTCTTTTATTTCTTCAAACAGTGCATCACGGTCGCCGATTGGCATGCGTGTTGTGCTTTTAACGTGTCCGTTGTTGTCTTTGTTTGCCAAGAATAATTTATCACCAAGATACAGTGTCATTTTCTGACGCAGTTCTTTCATTGACAAACCTTTTTCCATGCGTCCATTCACATTGCAGTAGCCGAGACCTGTCGCCTCGTCATACCCAAACATCTTGTTCCCCAACAGGAACTCACGTAATTGAATTGATAAGTCCACGTAATCCTCCCCAACAAATTTCTTGATCGGTTCTCTGCCAGTGGCATCACGGTCTATTTCGTCACGTGTGTGCCCACTGTATTTTGCAAGGCTTGCCATCACAGTCTTTTCTAATTCTGTTTCTTCAAGCCCACAAATCTTAGATATCACTGGCAAAAACTTTTGCACAGTTTCAAACGACACTCCCTTTGCTATAAAGTAACCGAGCCATTCGATTGTTCGTTCGTTTCGTTCGCCGTCTTGTAATGTTAATATGTTTGGATGGTCTACGTTTGCGTCAACAAACGGTATTACGTCGTCCAATGAGTCTGGCAACATGACATCGTAGTCGTCCCACCCGAAAGCCAGTTCTCTAAAGTTGTTGAATCTTGTTAAATACTTGCGCCCCTCATAGTTATCTGGAAGCACGATATAATTTTCTTTGCCTTTAAGTATATCAAATTTCCATCCGAATATACTCATAAGTCCAACGGTGCGTTTGATTGTGCGGTTGGTTTTAAAGAACAAGTGATAGCCACCTGCTTTAAGTGATTTTGTAATAAGAATTCCGGGGAAAAGTTTCTTTATATATGCTATATAATATGCGCTGCGTTTGTCTTCACTGTCAATATCAATTACAACCATGTCGTTGGGTATCATTAAACCCAGCTGACCCTCGCATTGTGCGTTAGTCAAATCGCCGACCAGATATTTTTTTGCGGTGATTCGTTGTTTGTTTTTCAGCGGTGTAAATTGTAGCATTTCCTTTCCCCTTTGCTTTGTGGGCTGAGGCAAATAGGAGTCAACCCCAGCCCTGCCGTGCTAACCGACACGGCAAACTCTTTATAACTTACGTAATAATAAACGCAAGTTTTTCAGCACTCGTTCTGCTTCTTTGCATTCGCCGAGTGCACGAAATAATTTTGGTGTATCTTTATATGGTGATGCACGTTGAACCGCTTTTAATCTGGCATCAACCTCGTGTGTCGCCCATTCAATTAATGTATTCTTTTCGCTCGTTGTCATAGTCAATCCTTTCCCTTATCATAACATTCGAATTTACAAGTGCAACCACAAAAACATAATCTTTACACTTGACGTGACAAAAATTTTGTTTATAATGGTGCGCTTGTTAACCTCTTACCCTCTTTGAATATTCAATTGCGGCACGCAGAAACGTGCGATACGTATCTATGTGACACGTGTCTTTGGTGCGGGACAGTAACAACCATCTCGCACCTGCTTTCTGTGGAAACAATGTATCCATTAGTCTTCTTCGCTTTCACATTTATCAATGTATGCTTTCATGCAAGCCGCAATAAAAGCGGACACTGATTTTCCTTCTCGTGCAGCTTCAATTGCAACAACATCAATCAGTCGTGTCAACCCTAATATCTTGTCAGCCATTGTGCAGTCGTTGCACATGTTGATGCCAACAGGCATTGGGTTATTCTTTTCATATACAAACTCCATCTTGATATGGTTTGTGTGCTTCCCAGTTTTAATCTTTTCGTTTTTCTTTAAGTTCTTTTTGATTTCTTTAATTTTGTTTTTAAGCATTTTAGTTTCCTTTGGTTTCGTTTGTTTGTTTAAATTTGTCCATCAGTTCTTGCAGTTCCCCTGTGCACACAACTATCGGCAGACTTTTAACACCAAGCATTTGTGCTAGTGCCATCAGTTCTGCTGGTTGTGGTTCCAGTTTCTCTGCATCAGGGCAAGACATTGATAACATCTTGCACTGTGAACATCCGGGCTGTCCTATGATTAGGGTTCTCATTTCTTTCCTCTTTTGTTTAGGACGTGTATTACCACATCCCAGCCCCATCTTACTGGCCATATAGTTGCGTCAATCATGGCGCACACTATCGACCAGCCAAATGAATAACCCATATTGCGTATCGCTGTTGCGTCTGCCCAATATGTAATTACCCACCCAATTACATAAATCCATGTCAGTAGTTCTAACATTTCTTTTCCTTTTGGTTGTCTACCATCTTGTGCTGATACTCAAGAAACTTTTTCTGTCTCTTGAGTTCAGAACGATGGCGTTTCATTTGTCCAAGTTCACATTGCTCCTTGTGTATCTCGTCTGACTTTTCATGTATTGCAGGTATCAACGCCTTGCGTTCTTCCTTATAATACTTTTCGAGACTAAGATAGTCGTCGTGCTGACGCATTAAGTCATACAGCTCGGCACCAAGTTTGTCAATGTGTTCTTTCTTTTTTGTTATTTGTTCGTCACAGAACTTGATGTCTTCATCTTTCATGGCTTACTCCGTTGGAATGTCTGGTCTTGGTTTCCACTTTGCAGTTTCTTTCGGACCATCGTCAACCGTGTTTGTCATTACACTATCGTATCTGACTAGTGGTTCTGTTAATGGTTGTTGTGGACTACCAAATGGAGTTATCTTTGGTTGTGTATATGGCACCGTAAACGGCGACGATACTGAATCTGGATTCAATTTGTATTCTGCCACACGATGTCTTGCAATACCATATACAACTAACATACCATTTTCAACACGCGTATCATAGTAATCATATTTCATTACTGATGCTGGGTCCAATGGTTTTTCTTCAACTAATTTTTGTTCTTGCTTTTGTACTGTTTCAGCTTTGCATGCGTTGTTACCGAACCAATACTTTGTTTTAAATAGGTTGCTAAATATACTCAATGGAACGTCTCCTTGTTCTGATGGTTTGGTTGCCAATATGACACCCTTAACACTGATTCTTTTTTTAGTCCATAACGACCGCTTAATACAATACAACATTTTATCTAGTGTATTGCCTGACGCATAGTATGTACCGTTTTCATATGTACACCAACCAATCCAGTAATGTGATGGTGCTCTACAGAAGTTTACTTCTATCATTTTATACTCCTTGTTTTTCTAGTTTCATTGGTGCAAGTGATTTAACATACAGCGTATCTGTTGTATCACTTGCGATAATTATGATTAAATCCCCGCACGCCATCATGTCGATAGCGCCCTTAGGAAAATAATCACTGCTTTTTACATCGGATATTTTATCATTGGTTTGATATATCCAATATGTAAACCCTCTTGCGTATGCTATTACGCCAAACCCTTTGTTGTCAAATGCCATTGTCATGCTCCTTTGTTAACGGTTAATTGTTATGTTGTTTTCAACAAACTCTTGGTACTCGGTGTCGTCATACGTGTCGTCTAAATCTCTTACGATATTTTCAACACGGTCTTGCGAACCAAGATATACAATCTTTGACAAGTCGTATATCATACTAATCAACTGGTCAAACGTTATGTTGTATTCCATTAGTATATCATATAGCCCTTTCATTTTATTTCTCCTCTAAGTCTAACAGTCCAATTGTTTCCTCGTCAGCATATCCCCACGGGTATATAATTACACTGCGTATGTTTCTCTTGTCCTTTGTCACCAGTATCGAGAACGAACTGAACTTACTGTCGCTCGGTTGTTCTATCGTGCTATATGAATTGCCCTCTTCATCACTCGACATATACACCGGTGCGTCTGGTGTTATCTTGGCTAACTTGTTAAAGTAATTCGCCATCTGTTTTACTGTTATCGTACTCATGTTTACTCCTTTGTTTTGTCTTCGCCATCATCGCCATAAGATTGGTCTTCGTTATTAACCATTTGCTCATACCAATGCTGGCATTTCTCATCGCAGAAGACGTTTCCATCAGCGTCTTCTACACCTTCATGCGGTCTAACAATAGCTCCGCAATACGCACACTCATCGACTGTGTTGTAGTATCTATCAAGTTTATCTTCCCAGTCGTATTGATTACCATAGCACCCACTATATGTGCCATATCTATCGTATTTCTTTGGTTCTTCTGGTGTGTCATCCACAATTACATCTGGATGTGTTGATATCATTTCAAATATTCTGTCCACATTATGTTCGAACTCTGCTATTTCTAAATACTCATCGTTCGTATGTGGTTTATAATACCCACATGATATATTCACCATGTTCACCTTTGGCGCCACGTCTTTGAACTCGTTCAAATCTGTGAATGTTCCTGTTGCTGTCTTGAACCCTAAGTCTTCCCAGATTTTTACGAACTCATCACTTGCCAGCCGTGTAGCACCTGACACATCAATCACGTCGTTGCCACCACGTCTGTCCATCTCTATTATATATGCAGCGTCTTCCAGTTTGGTCTCTGGCACATGTCTTGCACCAACACCACCAATTTCTTCATCTGCTGTAAATATGATTCGCATACCTTTCTTGTGCATGCGTTTCCATATTTCTATTGCACATATAATACCAGTCTTGTCGTCAAAGCCAATACCTACTCCGTTACCACCAAATATTCTCTTCCCGTCCAGTGTTAACACCGGCTTTCGTTCGCCACGCAACACATTGTCTGTGTGCGCCACCATAATTGGTGTCCCTTTGGTTTCTTTACTAAAGTTAATATAAACATTTCCCCACTCGTCGTAGTCCATGTCTTCTTTCTTAAAATGCTTAAGCAAATCGTATATACTTACACGCTCTGCCCTAAGTATTTGTTCATACTCGGTAAAATTAACCTTCATTTACAACCTCCTTTGGTTTTTCTGGTTCTTGTTCTTTTACCTCTTCTACATCCTCTGCTCGTTTCCATTCCTCTCCAATCTTCACCCATCCATCTGCTTTTGCACACTCTTCGCAGCAATAACATTGTCCGTCTATTATTATTGTGCAATCACCATCTTCATCGCACCAGTCTCCACAATGATAACATTCGTGCCAGCCTTGTTTTTCTGCACAGTCTTCATTGCAATAATATTCTCCGTCTATTTCTATCATTCGTTCTTTGTCTCCCCACTCTCCACAATTTTCACACAGTTCATAGCCCTCTCTTCTTGCACAAGCGTCACAACAATAGAAATATTCGTCTATGAATATACCGTCGTCTTGGTATTCCCATTCGTCACACCAGTGACATCTATACCAGCCGTCGTTATTTGCACACTCTTCAGAACAGTACGTGTTGTCTCCGGCCCACCAGACATCGTCTTCGTGCACTCGTTCGCCACAATGTTCGCATGTGTAATATGAATCTTCTTCATAGTCTAAAGTATCATGGCTTGTGCTTTTACAATCAAAGTCCCATCCACGTTCTACTACTTTATACTTTGTATACCATGTTCCTTGTTCGTCTTCTCTTGATACCCTTCTTACACCATACGGACCGTCTAGATACATTGACTTGGTTTCATCAGTCCAATCTGTTTCTAGTTCTAGGTCTTTTATAGAATAACCCCTACCGAACAAATCGTTTTCTTTCATTTCATTTGTTAGAAGATTAATCATTGTTCTATGGTATTCATACAGTCCATATATTCGCACGAAATGTCGTTGTCCATTGTATTCATACATAATACACCGTCCAACTTGGTCGCCCTTATCGGTTTCCCATCGCACTATTTTACATCCGTGTATTCCACCGTAGAACTGTTGTGCATATTCTCCATATCCAGACATACAACTATAGTTGCTTGCTCTGTCACCATCTGTATCTTGATAGTTGTTATATATCGGGTCATATGCTTTCTTAAAGTCTGTGTCTATTACCATATGGCACGGTCTTATTTCCTCAAATGCTTTTTGGAACTTTTCTCTTATTTCACTTGGCACTTTTGGAAAATACTTTTGTAAATAACTACCGACTTTTACATACTGTCCATCTGGTATTTCGTCTTTCGCTCTTATTTCGTCGTGGTCTTTTACAATCATACCTTGCTTTATATATTTCTTTAATTTATAAAGCGGTAGTTTTGCAAGTCTTCCTTTTGCTGATACATAGAACGTATCTCTGTCTTCGTCTCTTGATACAGTATACTTTTTCGACTTTTTTCTGTGTCTCATTTCTACGTATTTTGTTAAACGCAAAAATACTTTTCTTAAATCAGCATTAGACGATGCCATATCTGTCCAGTACATATATCTTTTGTATTGATACTCTTGTCTTGATTTGTCTAATCGTCTTAATACCCAATACACATCTTTCAATGGTATTTTTATATCGACTTTCTTTAGTCTTTTGTATTTGTCTAGTTTTTCTTGTATTGTTTCACTTGGTCTATCTTCCAAATCAAAATCTATGCTATGTAGTTTTATAAACCCTAGCACTTCTCTGTCTTCATATAGACTCATCATTTTTCTGTTCTGTTCTTCTGACGCTTTTTTATCGATTTGCAGAACTACATTACTGGCTTCCTGTCTTGTTAGTTTTCCAGTACATAATTGCGCAGTTAAATATATTGCCATTGGTCTTGTCCAATACCAGTACACGATATTGTACATATCCCTTATGGCTCTGCTTATTTTTTCTTCTTCTTGTGTCATTTTATTACTCCTTTATTAAATGACGGTTTCTTTTGTCTTGTTAGTTATTGTTTTTACTACATTTTTGCCTCCTTTTGTTATGCGTTTTTCTTTTCTATTCCTGATATTCTTTATATGTCAATAGATATTGTTGTGAAAACCCGTCCCAAGTTGCACTATCTAAATAATAGTGTTTCTTTTGTTTGTCTATTGTTATATAGATGTCCTTTTCTATTGTATCTATGTCGGCTTCGTTGACTTGTATTGCCAGCGTTCCATAATTATATGATTGTTTATTTGTAATCATTTTGTACTCCTTTATAATTCATATTGCCCGATCGGTGCGTCTGTTGTTGTTTCTTCTACTGAATAGCCGTCGCTTTCAAATATTTCTAGTATTTTCTCCATTGGTATATTTCTAAAGTCTGTGTTTTCGTCTAGTCCGTATTCTATTCTAGTTCCGTCGCATAATTGTTCATCTAACACAGATTCTTTAAATCGTCTTCGCATATTTTCTTCATCATATATTTCTATTTCTTCAAATACTCTGTTTCTATTTTCTTGGTCAATATATAATATCTTATATATTTTCATTGCTTTCACCTTTGTTTGTTTAGTTTACTTTCAACATATTTGCTATGTTGGCTAAGTTTTCTCTCTCACGCTCGTTCTTTTTTATGATATTGACCAGCCACTTGTTGTATGGCTCAACTGGCAATACCTTGTTATTTTCATATCTTGTTGTGTAGATTTTTTCCTTCCGTTCTTTATACACGATTGTATTTTCTTTTCTGTGTTGTGAAACTTTTTTCTTCAATAGTTTTAATGCGCGTTGTACTAATTGGAAGTACTCTGGTTCATTTATTCTTTTCTCGTCTATTGCTATTTGGAATTGTTCACCATAGATGCTCTCTCCTGTTCTATACTCTTCTCTATCATAGTTTATTATTTTCATTTGTTCCCCCTGTTCTTTTTTCTTTTCTTTTCTTTTCTCTGTTATAAAAACTATTGTTTTTATAATTATTACAAAAGCCCTTGTACAAGGGCTTTTGTATTGCTTTTCAAGTGTTATTTTATCAAGATATTTTTTACTTGTTCAAGTGTGATATTTTCAACTTGTGTTGATTTTTTCAACTGAACAATATTTTTTTGTTCAATACCAACTTGCTCAAGAATGTTGACAAGTGATTGTATATAACAGGGGCGGGCGGTGATATAATACTTGCCTTGTTCACCAATCATTAAAACACTATTTTTGCCTTTGTTCAAGTTTTTAATGATTTTATCACCTGTTATTTTTTCAACTTGTTCAATCTGTTCAAGTGTATTTTTATCACTGATTTTATCAACTGTTTTCAAGTTTATAAAATCGCTTGTTTTGATTTTATATGTTTTCATAGTTTTTACCTTTAATTTATAAATTAAACTTTGATTTATAAAAGTTGACAAGTATAAAAAATGTCAATTTTATAAATCGCTTGTGTAAAAAACAAAAAAACAAGTTTTTTAATTTTTTACACTTAGATTTTATGAAAAAAAAGCTTTAATGTCAAGAAAAAATATCAAGTTGTCAAGTTTTTTATGATTAAAAACTTTTTTTTGTTTGTAA